GAAAGATTTGGAAACAATTGACTCTTATGGAAGACGCTATGTTAATACATCGTATTATGAGAGCACCAGAAAAGAGAATATTCAAGATTGATATTGGTAATATTCCACCAGCAGAAGTTGATAACTATATGCAACAACTGATAAATAAAATGAAAAAAACTCCATACATTGACCAAAATTCGGGAGAGTATAATTTAAAGTTCAATATGATGAATATGATGGAAGATTTTTATTTACCAGTTCGTGGTGGTGATAGTGGTACACAAATAGAATCACTTAGTGGTATGGAATATAACGCAATTGATGATGTTGAATATTTGAGAAACAAGATGATGGCAGCTCTTAGAATCCCAAAGGCATTTTTAGGGTATGAAGAGGGTGTTGAAGGTAAAGCAACATTAGCACAAGAAGATGTTCGTTTCGCAAGAACAATAGAAAGAATACAAAGGATTGTTCTATCTGAATTAACAAAGATTGCAATCGTTCATTTATATACACAAGGATTTGATAAAGAAGATTTAGTAGGTTTTGAACTAAATTTAACTAATCCAAGTATCGTATATGAACAAGAAAAGGTAGCACTTTGGAGTGAAAAGATATCTTTAGCAGAGTCAATGAAAGGAACTAAGTTAATATCTGAAGATTGGATATACAAAAACATATTCAATATGACTAAAGACCAAGTAAATGACGAAAGAGCAAGAGTAATAGACGATATAAAACAAAACTTTAGAAAAGAACAAATAGAAACAGAGGGTAATGACCCTGCTGTTACTAAAGAATCTTTTGGAACACCACATGATTTAGCATCAATGCACCAAAAAAGAGAGGGTGAAATGCCCGAAGGTGGATGGCCAGGTAGTGGAAGACCAAAAGAAGCAACAAAATATTCTACTGATAAACATCCAAGAGGAAGAGACCCTATTGGAAAGAAAGCATTAGACAAAACTTTTGATGTTGATACATCAATTAAACACACATATAAGAACAATTCACCATTAACAAAAGAAAATATAATAAATTCCGTAATAGATTCACTACCAAATAATAAAAAAATACTAATTGAAAAAACAGAAAACGAAAGAATCACTAAAAAAAGTGATAATGAGTTTGATTTAATGAACGAAGATAAAGTTATTTTGTCAGATAAAGACATGAAATTAAAGTAACTTTATATTTATATATGAATTAACCTAAAAACTTGTAGACTACGGAATTGGTATGAAGTATAAAAGACATTCAAAGGTCAAAAACACTGGCCTCATATTTGAGTTGTTAACGAGACAAATCGTTGCCGACTCTTTAAATAATAAAAATTCACACGCAGTGAAGATTCTTAAAAACTATTTTAAAAAGGGAACAGAACTCTTTAAGGAATATCAAATATATCAGTGCTTTCTAAACCAAAAGTACAATGATGAAAAGAAAGCAGATAAATTAATTGATTTGGTATTAGAACAAGTTGGTTCTGTAAACGAAAAACAAGTCAAAAAAGAAAAATACAATCTTATAAAAGAAGTTATGGACAACTATGACTTAAAAGATTTTTCTTCTGGTAGAATTACCAATTATAAAGTTCAAGCAAGTATCTACAAATTGATGGAATATTATAGAAATAATCAAAATGTAGAACCAAGTGAAGTGGTTGATTCAAGATTCACAATTATTGAACATTTAACATCTGGAAAAACAAAGAAAGATAGAGATACTGAGATTAAAAAATTAGTTGAAAAACAAGATAAAGATGTTCGTTATCTAACTATCAAAACTTTGTTAGAAAAATTCAATGAAAAGTATTCGTCTCTTGATGATAAACAAAGAAAACTATTAAGTACATACATTTATAATGTCACAAATACCAATTCCTTGTCAGAATATGTGTATGGTGAGTTTTCTTCTATCAAAAAAGACATATCTCGTTTGATGAAAAAGGTAGATGATGATGTAACTATAATAAAATTAAAAGAAGTTGTAAAACAAATACCTACAAAAAGTCAAACAAAATCAATGGTTAGAGATAAACAAGTAGCAAGTCTTCTTAGACATTATGAATTAGTCAAGGAATTGAAAAAAGTATAATGGATAAGTTAAGATACATAGTAAGAGAACTTGTTAAAAGACAATTAAAAGAAGCAAATGTAACTGCTAACCTTGATGGTGGAGAAGGGCCACCTAAAACACCTTACGCATTTTCTAAGAATAAAAAGAAAGATGATAAGAAAAAAGTAAAACACGCAGAAAAAGTATACGGATACACTAAAGCAAAAAGGAATCCTAAAATTTATAAAAAGTTTGGAGCATAAAATGAGTAAAAATTTATTAGTAGACTACATACCATTTCAAGTTTCCCCAGAAATGATTAACGAATCAATGGCAAACAACAATGGTAAACTGATTGTAAAGGGTGTTTTACAAAGAGCAGAGGCAAAAAATCAGAATGGTCGTATTTATCCTAAAGAAATTTTAGTAAGAGAGTCAAAAAAGTATATGGATAGTTTCATAAAGGAGAGTAGAGCATTAGGAGAGTTAGACCATCCAGATAGTTCAGTTGTAAATCTACAAAATGTATCTCATAATGTTTTAGGAATGGGTTGGGATGGAGACGATTTAGTTGGAGAAGTAGAAGTTTTATCAACACCATCTGGAAATATCCTAAAAGAACTATTTCAATCTGGAATAAAATTAGGAATTAGTTCTCGTGGTCTTGGTAGTGTCAAAGAAAAAGGTGATGTAAACGAAGTTCAAGACGATTTTGAACTAATAGCATTTGACTTCGTATCAAATCCATCTACACATGGTGCATTTTTAAGACCAATGAATGAAAGTGTAGACAATAATCAGAACGACCCTATCTCAAATATCAACAGAATCATTACAGAAATTCTTACGGAGAGATAAAATGGCAAAGTTGATGGATTTAGTTCCTAAAAAACATAAATTTGAATTAGGGCAAGTCCAGTCAAATCCGTATCATCGTGTATTTAAACCAATAGAAGAACAAGATGACTCTGGTCTCGTAGGAGATGACCAAGAGCAAGTAGAATTATTTGGTTATCACACTAAACATTATGATATATGTCCAAGTGCAGTTAAAGCAATTAATATCTTAAAGAAGGCAAGAATGACCGATGAGAGTAAGGACATACTAATGCAGTTAGTAAAGATACAAGATAGTTTCTTTAAGATTGAAAAAGACTCACTTGAAAAGAAAAAGATAGATGAAGATGGTCTGAAAGAGATGATAAAAAGACTAAATGAGATACATCATAGAGTTGGAATGTTATCAGCAAGATTTAAAAGTGATTTAAGAAAGCATTTTACATATACAACTTCACATATATTTAGGGTTTTACCAGTCTATGAAAATTAAAGTTGAAAAAATAAGACAAATCGTCAAAGAAGAACTTGAGTTCGTTAGAAATATGAAGTCTCTTGCTATGATTACGGAGGAAATCACAGATAAAGATTTAGTAATGTTAAGACAGATTATAAGATTTGAATTAGCATCTGTTTTTTATGACTTGTATCGGAGAAAGAACGCATGGGCAAAGTAAATATACTTAAACAAATCATAAAAGAAGAGATAAAAAATTCTCTTTTGAACGATGGTCTTGGTGATAGAATGTCTAAAAAGATTAGTAAACACAAAGGTACAAGAAATAGAGATGATATGAAAAAGGTTTACAAACTTCTTAGGAAATATGGTAATAGCAAAAAAGACTCCAAAGAGATGATGATTAGAAATTATGACTATGTTACTAAAACATATAGAAATGCAAGTCCAAAAAAGAAAGCAGAAATACTATCTTCTTTATCAGCAACCCAAAAACCAAAACCAATAAGACTTAAAGGTAGGGGTGTTTATCAAGACTTTGATGGATTAGATGAGAATACTTATTATGATGAAGACAAATTATTAAAATTGGTTGACAAAGATAAATTTTTAAAGTACATGGTAAAATCTAAGTACAGAAATAAACCAAAATCTAAAGATTTGAAAGATATGTTTGATACTTATATAAGTGGTGACAAAGATATGGAAAAAAAATATAGGAAAATACGATGAAAAAAATGAAA